TTTAGCGCCTTTTTTTTTGCTCTTTATATCTGTAAATGAAAAAATATTTAAAAAAAAACTGAAAATATTTTTTTAATCCAATATAGAATTGTAGATTTGTTATCAAATAACAATTAAAAATTTTAAATAAAATGTATTTTAAAAAACCAACTAAAAAAGAATTGCAAGAAGATGTAAATTTTTATGAGCATTTTTATAATTATGTAAAACAAAATAATTACACAACATATTGCAATGCGGTTGCACATGCAACAAAACATATAAATAATTAAGAATTTAAATAAAACGAAATGAAAAAATTAATCCAAAAAATAATCAAAGAAAAAATAGCAAATAATGACACACCAGCAATTACTTTTGAAATACCAGAATTTGGTGATGAATTACAATGGGGTGGTCATTGGGGTAGCATACAATTTGACAAAAGTGTTCCGCAATCTATGAGGTGGGCGGTTTTCTTCAACGGCAAATGTGTTAAATGTAGTTCGCTTTTACAAACCTGTGTAAACAAATTAGAAAAATTAGGTGTTGAGGAATTACATTTAGAATTATAATAATTAATATTTAATACAATAAAAATGAAAACAACTATTGAAATGATGCTAGATAAAATAGCTAAAAAAAGATACGGTAGCAGATATAAATACTGTACAAAAAAAGAACAACACCAATGTTTAATCTATTTAGATCAGGATTTAAAAATTATGCAAGAGGAAAAGGAACTTGAATTACACTTCAGAAAGTGTTTAAAGGTTATTTTTATGATACTTCTTGTTGGTTTGGTAGGAATGTCTTTAATAAACTTTTTTACGTCATGAGCGGTTATTATACGCCTTTTGAAGATTTAGAATTTGTTTGCAGCGTTTGTGAAAAGCCAATGGCAAAAGATCAATATTATTGCTGCACTGATTGTTTTCAAGCAGACATGTTATGAATAACGATTTAATAAAATATATTTTATGTACAACTTTACTGTTGTTTAGTTTAAGACAGTTATATTTGTATCACGACACAATAGGATTTCTATTTTTATTAATCCTATTTTTTTCAGTTGCTTCCACAAGCAACAAGTAATTTTTTAATTGTTTAGTTTAGTTAGTTAAAAAGCCAGGCAAAATTATTTGTCTGGTTTTTTGTATATTATAGAACGTGGATACAAACTTGCTTGGTTGCACTGCGGAATATAAATTTGCCACTATGGCAATGGAAAGTGGATTGAAAGTGTCAATGCCGCTACTAGACGCCTCACCTTATGATTGTATTATTGAACTTCCAAATTTTGAGTTGAGAAAAATACAGATTAAATCAACAGCAAAGCCATCTGTCCCACGTGGTATTCATGTTACGTTACATACTTACAATAGATATTATAAATTAAATGAAGTAGATTATTTTGCTATTTGGGTGCAAGCATTTGACGGTTTTTTCATAATTAAAAACAATGGCAATAATTCAGCGTTCAAATTTACTAGACATGGTAAATATTCAAATAATTTTAATAACTTTGCAATCATAAACTAATTCTATTATTATAGGTTATTTTTATTTCGTTTTCATTTGAAAAGTGCTGCAAAATATTGTGGCACTTTTTTTTTATCTTTACATAAAATTTATATTATGAAATTAAAAGCATTAATGGCTCTAAATCACAAAGGCAAAAGTTATGTTGCTGGTGATTTTATTGACGTTCCAGAAGATAAGGTTGAAGTATTTATCAATAAAGGTTGGGCGGCAAAAGAAGCTAAAGTAAAAAAAGAAACCAAGGAATTAAAAGTATCTAAAGAAACTAAAGACGATGCGTCAAATTAAAATCAATTCAACAACAGGTTCAGAACTAGTTACAACAAGTGACGTAAAATCTTATGCAAGAATAGACACTTCAGCTGATGACACTATTATTGGGCGTATGATCGTACAAGCTAGGATTTGGTGTGAAAACTATATTAGCAGAGATATTGTTGCTAAAAACAGAACGTATTATATTCCTAAAACATCTGGCATATTTGACATTCCTTTTGCGCCTGTTGCTAGTATTTCAAGCGTTACTATTGACGGTGTTGCTAATACTGATTACACTGTTGAAGGTTTAGACAATGAAACTATTGATTTAGATGGTTATGCAGATAAAGTAAAAATAACTTATGTAACAGCTGGATTATCTGACGATTTATTAAAGCAAGCAATTTTACAATTGGCTGCAACATACTATGATAATCGTTCAGAAGTTATAGATGAAAGCAAAGATATTCTTACAGTAGATGCGCCAATAAGCGTTAAAAATATATTAAGTTCTTATAGATCAATGTATTTATGAATCCAGGAAAACTAAATGATAGAATTACTGTTAAAAGATTAACAAGAGTTGCTGACGGTTTTGGTGGTTATAATTCAACACTAGCAGATGTAACAACAGCATGGTGTGATTTTAAGCAAAAATCTGGTGAAATAGAAATGGTTGATGGTAAACGTCAAAGAAGCATAGAAGCTGAATTAATCATGCGTAAAAAGACCGCAGACAGTATATCAGTAGGTGATATTTTTGTTCAAGAAAACCAAACAGATAAATTTAGAATAAATGAAATGTTTGAATCTGAATTAAAATATTTTGTAAAAATAAAAGCAACTAAAGTAGATTAATGAAGGTAGATATAAAAATAAATCAAAGCGACTTAAACAACTTAAACAAAAAAATAGCTTTTTTTAAGGGGTTTGATAAAAATGTTTTATCTACTGAATTAGCAAGAACTGCTTTAGATATTACAAGAGAAGCAAAAAAAACTGTTGCTGTTGACAAAGGTGGTTTAAGACAATCAATAACGCCAGAAATTTCTGGTAAAACAGTTTCAGTTGTAGTAAATAAAAAATATGCGCCATACATTGAATTTGGTACTGGTTCGACTGTAAGTTTAGACGATATGTTGCAGCTGGGTATTCCTAGCAGTTATGCCATGCAGTTCAAAGGTAAAGGCATACGTCAAGTAAATTTACCAGCAAGACCATTTTTGTTTAGCAGCGCAAGAAAAGAATTAAAAAATCTTATGAATAGATTAACAAAAAGAATAAATAAAATTAGATAATGTTAGAATCAATACATTTTGTAAGAAAAGCAATTATTACAGCGCTGACTAGTAATGTTACTATTGATTCAGCTAACGTGCCAGTTTATGGGCGTGTTCCTAATAATGCTAGTTTTCCTTATATAAGAGTTTATTCTGTATCTAACAATGAGGTTGACCAAAACCGAACACAATATAACATGGAAACCATTACAAGAATAGAATGCATTGCAAGATATATTTCTGACGATGGTGGGGAATATGATGTAAATTCTATGGTTTCACAATGTTTAAATTTATTAAGAACAAGATCGTCTGGGTATATTGATTTATCATCAGATGGTTTTACAGTTTATACAAGTGAAAACGCTGGGGTTACATATATAGAAGAAGATATGTCTGACCATACTTATTATAGAGGAATTATTGAATTATCAAACCGTATAACACAAAATTAAAATGGCACAAAAAATAAGCGAAAACACTGAAATTAAATTAGATTTAAAAACAATAGGCACAATACTAGGATTTACAGTTGCATTAGTTTCAATGTATTTTGCTTTAAAATCTGACATAGCAAAAGCAATGGAATTACCAGCGCCTGAAATATCTAAAATAGAATGGACTTATAAAGACGATTTAATTCGTTCTAATATATCAAACACAAACGAAAAGGTTGAAGGACTAGAAAAATCTGTTGACGAAATAAAAGAACAACTTAATAAGATAGACGAAAGATTATATCAAATAAGTAAAAAATAAATGAAACTATGTGTAACAATCCTAACTGCATTTTTTGTAACGGTTGCGACTAGTTCGCAAAACAAAGATGACATTACTGTAATTTATTACAGCGCCAAATTTATAGACGAAATATCTTTGACTGAATTTAAAGATTATAATTTGCAAAAATTTTATATGGGCGAAAACCCTAAAGTTTTTCAAAAAGAAAACGTTAAATTTTTACCAACTGTTATTTTATACAGTGACGGTGAAGAAATAATAAAATTAGAAGGGGATATAAGTTTAAAAATTAAACCAGAAAATTGGCGACAAATACTATCAGAAAATATAGATGTTTTGTTATCGCAGCGTTTTTAACAAGTGTATGTTTTAGTCAAATACAAAAAGACAAATACTATCACTTTGGCGCTGGAGTTGTTTCTGGTTATACTGGATATAAGACAGTCGATCTGCCAATAGCTACTTCTTTTGTTGTAGGATTTGGCAAGGAAAGTTTAGATTATATACAATATGGTAAATTTGATACTAAAGATTTATTAGCAACTACGCTTGGTGGATTTGCAGTATCACTAACAATAAAATTAATTAATAAACCAAAAGATGAAAAAATTAATCAGCGTATTATTCGCAATTATCGTAAGCATAAGCGTAAACGGTCAAGAAAAAAAAGATAATATATTTAAACAAATATTTAAGTATTCAACGCCTTATGTTAGTTACTCTGAAGCTAACAGTTTACAAGGCAACCAAACATTTTATGTAACACAATCTAGTGAACTTATAGAAACAACTGTAAGAAATCCTAACAACTATGCGTTTAATTTTGGTATTAGAAAAATATCAAGATTTGGTTATCAGGACAGATTAAACTTTTATACTGGTAATGAAAGTAAAAGCGCATCAGAAAACGCTAATATAGGTAGCGTTGACGGTTTAGAGTATCTTGTAAATATTTCATCTGGAAGGCAGCAAGGTATGGAGTTTACTAATAATAATTATTTTGTTAGATACGTTGGTAAATATTACATAGTAAAAGCAGAACATTTAAAAAATCAAATAGTAGATATTGAATATAATTCAGTTGATTTAAGATTTAAATTACCTATTGGTAAAAGGTTAAATTTTTCTATTGGCGCAGTTGCAAGAACAAACCCAGTAGCTTACGGTTTTAATCCAATACAAAAATATTTTGATGACGGCAATCCATGGTGGTCTTTAAGTTATGATTTCGGACATACAGATCAGGTGTTTCAACAAGTAGATTTACAAGGTAATGTAATTGGTTATGATTATTTTTGGTACGATCAAAATGGCGTACAAATAGCTAGTTCTGACGAAGATTACAGACGTTTGCATTTTGGAACATTAGTTAATATTTATAACGCCAATGAACTATCTAAAATTGGTGATTTTACCTATTTATCTAGCATTGCTGCATTAGATTATTATTATTATAGAAAAAACATTTGGATTCATGGGTTTATTAATGTATTGCCACACCACAAATTATTAGATGGTGATGAGCGTTATTCTTATGACAATTTTATTGGTGATGACAAATGGGTTGACATAAAATCTGGTATTGTATTTGGATTTAGAATAAACAAATGGTTTG